TTATTCATTGGCTTTTCCTTCCTTCCTGTCCAACTCATCGGATAGGTTGGACACTTTCCCCGCATTCAGCTTCGCAAATCCGCTGTCGGCGAGGCGCGCCCGGTTGGCTTTCTTGGTGTAGACTGCTGCCTGCGTCGTGTCGGAGTGCGCAAGGTAAGACGCGATCTCCCATTCCGACGCCCCGGCGTCCGCAAGTCTGGTGGCCCCGGCCTTCCGAAGGCCATGCAGCGATCCGGGAACACCGGCCTCGGCGCACCTGTCGCGGAACCAGTTGCCCAGCGATGCGACGGCATAGGGCTTGTCGCTCTTGTCCTGCGTGACGAACAGCAGCCGGTCCTTGGGGACGTGGCGCAGCTCCTCGGCCAGCTCGGGCAGGATCGGCATGTCAGCCGCCACGGCGGTCTTGTGCCTGCGATAGGCGATCCGGCCCGCCTTGACGTGCTGGCGACCGACGCGGGCGAGGTCTTGCCGCGCCATGCCAGTGTTGAGGGCCAGCAGCATCACCAGCCGCGCCTTAGTGGTCGGGCCGTGCCGATCAAGGAAGCGGCTCACCTCGGCGTCTGTCCATGTGTGGAAGCCGTCCGGGTTCGTTTTCATCCGTTCGGCATGGCGCGCCGGATTCGGGCCGGTGTAGCCGAGCTTCTTGGCCGCGAAGTTGAACAGCATCGACATGTTCTTTTTGACCGTGTTCGCGGCGGTCGGGCCTTTCTTCTTCGACATGAGGGCTTCGACGTGCCGGACTTCCAGCCGCTCGAATTGATACTTGCCCGCCTCTTTCCGCAGCCAATCCAGCTCTAGGCGGATCGTCCGCTTGCGGCTGTCGGAAAGGTTCTGAAACCGCAGGCTGCGCAAGTATTGCTCGATCAGCCATGCGAGGGTGCCCGCAAGGGCCGTCGATGCGTTCGAGGGCTTGGAACCGGCAAGCGCGGCCTCGTATGCCGCCAGAAAGTCCGCCGACCCGTAGGGGCCGGGCAGATTGATGCGGAAGTCACCGCGCTCAAACTTCCAGTAGATGCGCCCCTTGACCACGTTCTTGCGAACGCCGGGATATGGGTTCTTGCGCCGCGTCATCGCAGAAGCTCGTCAGGATCGGGGCCAGCAGTTTGCGCCGCCGCGCCCTCGGGGAACACGACAACCCGGCCCGTGGCGTGATCCACCTCGACCCTGCCGATGCGCAGGCCAGCGGACAGAGCCGCTTGCAGGGTGCGCTTGATTTCGGTCTGCGAGACAAGGGCGGGACGGGCAGCCATCAGTCCACCTCCCAGCCCAAAATCTCGAAACCGATTTGGTGCAACTCTTCCAACGATATTTCAGCGGAACGGTTCACTTTCGTGTTCGAGATGCGGTGCATGGCTTCCCATGCCTCAAGAACCGCCTTGTTCTTAGGGCTGTCGTTCGAGGCCGAATATTCGGCCATGACCGCCTGCCATTGTTCGCGCTGGTGGTAGTCCTGCCGTCCGTTATCGGTGGCGATGTGCGCTTCGCCCCTTTCGGAAAGGCTCAACACTCCCATAGAAATTTCTTCGTAAGGCACCCGATTTGAAAGACAGTCCAAAAGAGTATCTTCTAGCGTCTTGTTCGCATCGACCCAAGCCAGTCCCCAAATGGAAGCCGACTCTTCATCCCGGCGGTCTGGTTTGAGCGCGCCGAAATACCTAACGTCCCGCACCGCGCGGCTGGGCGACGTGGAAGCCACAACCGCGATGACGACGCGCACTGCATCCAGCGGTGTGATGTCAGGGGCATTCACGCCTCGGGCACCAGTCGTGAACAGACCGGCTTCGCGCAGGATGCGGACGATCATCTTGATCGTCTTTTCCTCGACTCCGAGGCTTTCGGACATGAGGGTGATGAATTGAGCCTGTTTCATGCTAAATGATTACCGCTCTCTTAGGTGAGGCGTCAAGCCTAAATGTTTGAAGGTCCGTTAGCAGACCTACCTGTCCCGCTCGATCCGTCCGGGGTTGCCCAGAATGTCGGAAATGCGGTCAAGCTGGCGGGTGGCGCGGTGCATCGCGTAGGACACTTGCGAAGCGACGTAGAGCGCCGCGTCCCGGCTTCGCCCCTTGGCGTCCAAGTCGCCTTCCTTCACCAGCGCCTCAAGTGCATAGGACAGGTGCAAGGCTTCCTCGATCCCGTCTGGGTAGTCGTCGCCGGTCGGATGCATGAGCTTAAGCGCGGCGCGGATCACCTCTTGCGGATCGGTCGGCAGGCTGGCGAGATAGGCCGCGTGGCGGTCCCGCATAGCCTGTGTATGCTCGACATGCTCACGAAAGAGATATTCCGCGCAAAGTGCGTGGCCCTTGGCTTCCTCGTTTTCCCATACCGTCACCGGCTCAATACGGTCATCAATGTTGGTCATGATCTCCCCTTTCTTGTGGGTTTAGCCCTTCAATTTGGGTATCATCACCATATTTACTATTTTATTGCTGTCAACCACTTCCTTGGGTATCATCACCACATGAGTATGACCGGAACCCAAATCCGCGCCGCGCGGGTGCTGCTTGAGATGGAGCAAGCCGAGCTGGCCGAGCGCGCCTCGGTCAGCATCAACACCGTTCGGAATATGGAAGCGAAGGGCGGACAGGTGGTCCGGGTCAGGCTCGACACGCTGATGAAGGTGCAGAAAGCCCTTGAGGACGCCGGGGTGCAGTTCATCGCGAAAAACGGCGGTGGCGTCGGGGTCAGATTGAAGGAAGGTGCGAGTGATGATTGAGGTCGGAAAGAAATATACGCTGGTCATGCTTGAGCTGACCGACGCTGGCTATGACAAGGGGTCAATCAGCGTGACGGTCACGGGCCGGGAAGGCAACCTGATCGAGGTGAACGGATGCGAGGTCATCAACACCGCATCCCCCCTGTTTCACTCCCTGATCGACGCCGAGGGCCAGAAAGCCTACTTTGCCAAGCTGCACTCTGATTTCGAGGCCAGCTTGAAGGGCGACTGATCGCCTTACCGTTCCCAATCAACCATGCGCATCGCGCCGGACACGTCGCCGGGCGGGATGCCCGCTTCCTTCGCCTCGGCCAGCGTCTTGATGATCGCCGAAAGGGCACGGGCACGTCCGCCAGCGTCGAAGGCTTGCAAGGGCCGGATCGTGTCAATCGTCACCTCGGCCCCGAGCTTGGCCGTCGCCTCATCTGCCAGCATCGCAGCGATGGGCTGCAAGGTCCAGATTGCGAGCTGGCGTTGCGCCTCACGGATCACGGGGCCGGTGGCCGCACGGTTGAAGAATGACGGCAGGACGCCGTAGGCCATGCCGATTCCCTCGCGCGCCGCTGCCAGCGTCTCGTCTGTCATGCTCTTGGACAGGTCTGGCGAAAGCTGATCGGGCTTCTGGCCGATGGTCGGGTTCATGCCCGCCGCCGTCGCCTGGGCGACACCTTCGATCACCAGCGTTGAACCGCGACGCCCTTTGAATGCGCCGCGCATGGTGGCCATGTCATCGGCGCCAGTGTCGGGCAAGGGCACGATCTGCGAGCCGAGCGGGGCGTTCTCGAAGGTCTCTGCAAGCGCGGCCTCGACCGCATGAAGCATCCCGCCCGTGAGGCTGGACCGGCGCAGCGGTGCGGTGCCGATCCATGGCGTCAGGTTGTCCGAGCCGATTCGCAGGTGCAGAACCTCGGCGGCAAGGGCCGTGACAGTGCGCCCGCCGCCCGCCTCGGGGATGGACAGGCGATAGGCGCGGGGCTTGCCGTCGCGGGTGGTCACGTCCCAATCCGTTGCCGGGACAAGGCCCAGCTCTGTGATCAGATAGACCGCCTCGCCGTTCAGCGCGATCCCTCGGGCGATCATCGCCATGGTCTGCCGGGTCAGCAGGTCGGTGCCGGTCACGTCAGCCATGGCAAAGCCGCCTTCCCAGAGGCTGACGCAGCTCTGCACCGTCGCCGTCAGCTCGGCCACGCCGCGCCGCCCGCTGATGAAGCTGTCACGCGCCGCCATCACTTGCGCGGTGTATCCCGAGCCGCTGGACCGCGCCTCGATCGGGCGCAGCTTATTCATGAGCCATCCGAGCATTGTCACCTCCACCGAATTGCGGCGGGGCGGTGCGTCATGCGCTTTGCCACCTCGCCGATGGGCTGCCAGTTCCGGGCCTCGATCTGGGCTTGCGGATAGGCGGGTTTCGTGACGGCGCTGATCTCGATCAGGTCAGCCGCCCGGATCGTGCGCAGGATCGCGGTGCCGCGTTCCTCGACCGTCTCGCCGCCCGGCCGGACGCGGAAGCCGGGGGACAGCCCTCGCACCAGCCCGGCCGCATGGGCGGACAGGAAGTCCCGCACATAGCTGACCTGCCTCATATCGGCGCTGATCGTTGCTTCAACGGTCAGCGCGTCATCGGTTTCGGTCAGGGTCAGAGTGCCGGCGGAACGTGACGCCAGCGGCTTGTTGAAGTCGTGACCGGCCAGAAAATGCACGTCCTCGCCGCGTTCGAGCCGATCCGCGAAGGCACGGGCCGCGATCATCTCACGACGCTCACGCCCTGCCCCCACGCGCTCGGCCAGAACGGTTTCCCGGCCATATGGGAAGGTTGCCCGAAGGCGGGTTTCCCCGCCCTCGGTGCGCAGCTCAAGGCTGCCGACATGAGCGCCCCAGAGCATTACGACGCTGCCAGTTCGAGGCCGGTCAGCAGTTCGAGCTGGGCCGGGCGCGCCACGGTCACGTCCATGGTGGCAAGGGCAGTGATCCGCAGCCCGCCGGACTGTGCATCGCTGTAGGGGTCGCGGATCATGTCCACCGCGCCCCATGCGCCGATGAAGAGCGGGGCCACGCCGCCCGCCGCGGTGGTCAGCAGGGCCGAGGTTGCCTCGGGGGTGCCGGACGGCGCGGCAAGCGCGTTGTTCGTCATGGCGATGTTGGCCGAGGGCAGGTTTTTCACCAGCCGGTCCCACTCGGAAACCGCCGTGCCGCTGATCAGAACGCTGTCCAGATAGTCCCACAGCTCGGGCCGGATCAGCGCCCGCACGGCGTCCGGCGAACCGGCGGCATTGGCGGTCATGAACCGGGTGACAGCCGAGCGGAACGCGCCCCAGCTCGCCAGTGCATCCACCGCCGTGGACGTGATGCCGTAGGTGGCCGCGCCGGTGATGACGCCGAGCGGCTGGCCGTTGGCCCCGGTGCCGAGGAACGCGGCCTGATCCATCGCCGCGCCCATGGCCCCGCTCATATCGCGCCGCACCGCCTGTTCCAGCGCCGCGCCCGACTGTTTCAGGGTCTTGCGGGTGATGCGCATCTGAATGCCGAGGTTGTGGTCCGGCGACATGGCCCGGTCGGTCGTGGCATAGGTGGTCGGGCCTGCCACGTTGGCCGTCTCGCCGTCTGCCCAGCCTGCCGTCACTGCCGAGGTGGTCACGGGCCATTCCAGCGCGCCCGCGTCGATGCTGATCATCTGCGCGCCCATGCGCGCCGCCACGCTGTCCGGGAAGAGGCGGTCGATGATCGGGCGGGTCTGGATCGGGTTCGGGGTGCCGCTGGCGACGGTTTCACCGGCCCGGACTTCGAGCGCCTGCCACGGAACGGGGATGCCCCGGAAACCGCCCGCGCTGCGCAGCTCGGACACGATTTCCGCCGTGTGGCCGTCCAGTTGCCGCCCCTCATCAAGGGCCAGCGCCACCTGACGCATCTCGAAACCGGCCATGAGGTTGGCCCATTCCTGCGCCGTGCGGGTTTCCAGCTCGCCGCCCGCGTCCCGGCGTTCGGTGTCCTCGGCGATCAGGGCCGCGCGATACCGGGTTTCGTTGGACCGATATTCAAGGTCCAGTTTTTCCATGGACCGGATTTCGTCCTCGGACGGGGTTTCCTTGCCCGCCAGCTCGGCGAGGTTCTGGCGGATTTCGCTTTGCCGCCGGGCGATCTTCACAGATTCGAGCATGGTTTATCCTTTCTGCTCAATAGGGGTGCCGGGCCGCTCAAGCGCCTCGACTGCTTCCCGCCAGTTCTGGCGGTCCTCTCGGGGCGGGGGATGCCCGCACTCGATCCTTGTCTTTCTGGTGTGGCAACCGGGGCAAAGCGCCTGAAGGTTGCGCGGTTCATAGGACAGCTCGGGGTGTGTTCTGACCGGCTTGACGTGATCCACTTCGAGCCGCCCGCCGCAGCCGCAGGACCGGCAGCGGTAGCGGTCCCGTTCGAGGATCTCGGCCCGCAGCGCCTTCCAGCGTTTCGTCCGGGTGATCTTCCGGGAATGGCGATGATGTTCTTTGCGGATGCTCACAGGCTCAAACCTCGAATGGTGAATTGACTTCCAAGCCCTCGGACGTGATCGCGGTGATTTCTAGAAAGCCCCGGTTGTCGGGAACCTCCTTGATGCCGTCGATCCCGTAGGGCACGCCCTCATGCGCGATCATGTCTGTGCGCTTGAGGCCCCGCGAAAAGCTGGTGGACCTGATGACGAAACGAACCACCAGCTTGTTGTCCCAAGCGGCGGCGCTCAGGCGCTCGGCGTCAGACACATCGCGCCGTCTGGCGAAGATCGGCGGGCCGTGGTCGTGCCATTCGTAGATGGTTCCGCCGAAACCATCCTGTGTCGTCGTCGCGCGCTTGAGCTGAATGCGGCGGTTGAGGCTACCGGCGTTCAGAACCATTGCATCCTCGCTTTCGCTTTGGGTTGAGCTGCGATCCGCGCGCCTTGGGCAACGGCCAGAACCGATGCCGCCGCCGCGTCGATCCGGCCCGTGGATCGGGCCTTCGCAATCTTGATGTTGTTTGCCGGGTCGCGCAGGCACACCGTGTCCGCGAAGGCGGAGCGCAGCAGCAGGGACGGCTTGGCCTTCACCAGCCCGTCGAAGGCGGCGCGGCGGAACCGCTCTGCATCCTCGCCGCCGTCCCGGAAGCCCTGACCGCGCCAGACCAGCGGCGCGCGGATGCCCGCCCGGCTGATCGCTTCCCCCAGCTCGGCCTGCTTGTAGCGATCCATCGTGATCGCGATGACGGGCTGATCCTCGACATGGCGCATCACCTCGACCAGCCACGGCGCGACGGGCACGGTCTTGTCGCCGAGAACGGAAAGCTCGCCCCGGTCATGCATCTCGACATAGCGTCCGGCCACGCCGTCCGTCTGGCCGCGATCCAAGAGGCTGGGCATGGACGGGAAGGTGCCGAGGCATTCAAGCCGCCCCGTCTCGGGCCAGTAGAACGCCGCCGCCGTCATCGAGGCCGAGCCGCCGAGGTCGATCCCGATCACGACGCCGCCTTCGCGGGGCGGCAGTGCCGAGGTTTCGCAGCCGAGCCATTCGTCCAGGGTGATCAGCAGGTCACGCGATTCCCCGGACACGCGTTCATTGCGGTTGTAGAGCCGGAAGCTCGTGAGGCTGGAACCGCCCCGCGCAATGGCCCGCTTGGCTTGAGCTTCCAGCCATTCCAGAGAACCGCCGATGCCATGAGGCGCGCCGGGGTTGGCGATCAGCAGGCTTTCGGCGTCGTCGGCGGGCAGGCCGGGCGCGGGCCGATGCTCTTGGACGTAGGAGCCGGGCGAAGGATCGTCGATCCAGCGGGAAAAGGGGTGCGTGTCGTCGCTGGCGCTGGTGCTGATCAGGAAAGCCCGGCCCTCGCGCTTGCCCAAACCGGACAGCAGCGCGTGTTCCAGCTCGTCGCCGCGATCAAGTGCCCAGTGCCCGCGCTCGTCAAGGATCGCCATCGTCGGAGCGCCGCCGAGGGCCGATTTCCCGTCCGCCGCGATCACGCGCAGGATATGCCCGCCGCCGTCGCCCTCATATTCGATCTCAAGCCGGGGGGCGCGCCGGAAAATGAAGTGCCGCCGGATTTCCATGGGCAGGCTGGCGATGAAGCCCGCCACAAAGTCCCAGATGATGCGCCCCTGATCGCGGGTCCGCGCGGCTGCGATGATCTCGCGGCGGGGCTGGCGATCCCAAACCCCGATCAGACCGCCGAGCGCAAGGCCCGCCGTGATCGCGGATTTCCCGTTGCCGCGCCCGATGCTTAGAATGGCGTTGGCGGTCGTGTCGGCCATCGCGCCTTCGATGAATTGGCGCTGAAAGGGTGCGAGGGTGACGGGCTTTCCGGCGTTCGGCCCCTCGGGGATATGAAGGCTATGCATGAATTGCATAGCTCTCTCTGCCGGGGCCGCGTTTTCCAGCTCTGCGCCGGGCGCGAAAATTGAAGAGTCAGACACACGGTTACACGGGCGGGCCAAAGTCGCGGCATTGGAACCAGATGCGAAGAGGTCGGGCGTGTGATCCTGCGAACGACGCGGCGCGGGCGGAAGGATCGAGCCATCCGCCTTGCGCCATGATCTTTCTTTCTTCGCTGCCTCGGTCATCGTGTTCACTCTCGCGTGTATCTCTTCGTTCAATCGTTGCTCTCTCTGCCCTCTGCTCACTGGTGAGGGTTGCTGTGACGGTCAGAAAGCGGGTTACTCCAGCGGGGTTGAAAACCCGCCTCCCGCCCTGACCGCCGCGATCTTGCCTGCTCACCGGAGCCGGGCCGCCGCTTAGGCCAGACCTGCCTTTCCCTCGGCTCGGTCCGCTCTCCCATGTTCACCGCCGTAGAGGGTGGCAGTGGGGCCTTAGGGCTTGGAGAGACCGCACGACGCGGAATAGCTGCCCTTGTGCTTTGGCCCGTTACCCGGTAGCACTGTGATGCGTCAGCCCCGGCTAACCCGTGAACGCCGACTGCCGCATAGCCCGCCGCGCCAACGGCGGGCTTCGTCTTTCTCACCTCTCGATCAGCTCAACATCACGCTCGGGGGCGGTGCCCAGCTCGGACACCAGCCGCCGCATGATCTGCTCTTGCTTCCCCGTGGGACGCCACGACGCGCGCTTCCCGTGTTTGGCGATGGACCGGACAAAGCCCTTGAGCCATTCGTCCGTGCCGTCCGCCATCACGCGCCGCATGACCATGGGCCAGCGGATCGTCAGCAGTTCATCAAGCTCACGGTCGGTCATACCTGCACCCCGCGATAGCGAGCGCCCACGCGGGCCATGTGCGGCGATGTCGTCAGGGACTTGGCGTCCATCGGCGACCTGCCGTCATAGTGCAGCGCGGCCTGATCCATGAGGGCTTGAGCGAGGTCGGGCGGAACGTCCGATGCGCCCGCGCCGAACCCGGCCTGATATTCGATGATGATGCGGCTGGGGGTCAGGTCGTAGTAGCTCGCCAGCCATCGGATGTAGGGACGGTTGCCGCCCACAAAGTCAAAGGCGGTGAACGCCTCGCCGTCGATGGTCACGGTCGGCAGGTCATCGTCCGCCACAGGGCCGATGGGCAGGCTCAAGCCATACTCTTGCGCCGGGTTGAAGATCGTGACGCGGATCGTCTGGGTCAGCAGGGCGATCTGGGCGAATTGCTCGATCTCTGCCGCCGCCGTCAGGCCGATGTTCTGCACCGCCGTATCTTCGGCGTCATCGGGAACCCGAAGGTGCAGCTTCAAGTCATCGAGGATGAAGGGCAGAGCCGCGCCGTCCGCAGTCCGGTGAACAAGCATCTTCATGCGGCGATCTCCACTTCCGAGATATGGTTGCGGAACGCCATCTGCTCGCGCATGGGCAGGGCCTCATAGGCTGCCAGCGCATACGCCTTGCGCTCTTTCAGAGAAGCGAAAGAAGCCCACCAGCGCGCATCGTCCATCGGATTGAGGAAGGTCGGCAGGGGGTAATCGGCGAAGGACAGGACCGCTTCTGCGACCTGCTCGGCCTGTTCCGGGGTATCGAGCGCCCGGAGTGCCGCCCATGCCAACGCGGCGCGCTCTTCGACGGTCAGGCGCGCCATTGCCACGGTCGTGAAACCGGCCCATGCGTCAGCATCGCCGAGGGTCAGGGTGTAGCCGATCATGCGCGACATGCGCTTGTGTTCCGGCTTCATGAATTGGCTGAAACTGGACCGCTTTTTTGCGTTGGACAAAGCGGGCTTTTCCGCTTTGTTATCAATGGGGGACTTGGGGCCGGTTGGACAACCTACGCCGTTGTTTTCGCTGGAAACTGCAACAACCCTACGGGCTGCCACTTTTCCAAAACGCTTTAAACTTCAGATACTTAGCCGCCATCTGCGCCAAGGCGTTCAGGGCGCGGCTGGTCCTTATCCGACGGGAGCATTTTAGAGGCGGCCGCAACAGCGCCCTGGCGCTGAACTCCTTGAGGTTAGATTCCGGCGTTTTTATTTCGGTCCTTCCGGATGGTGGCATGAGTTCGTATCCGGTGGCACCATTCTCAGAACCTTGGCAGAGAAACGCGTGGGGTGCACCCACCCTACGTTTAAATCGGTGCAGTTTGCACAGAACACCGCGCCCGCCCTAACCCCAGGCGCGCGCCGCGATGACCCCGGCGAAGGCCGACACGCCGGTCAGAACCGCGCCCCATGTCACGTCAACCGCGACCATCTGCCAGTGCCAGCCGCGCAGGGTGGCGAGGTTGGTGAACTCGTAGGTGCCGTAAGCCAGCGCGCCCAGAAAGGCGCCGGCCAAAAGCGCATTGAGCGGCGCACCCGCGCGCAGGGCGGGGAGTGAGACAAACCACAGGACGCCCGCGACATAGAAAAGGTAGAAAAGTGCCGCGGGCACCAGCCGCAGATCGTCGGCCAACATATCGCCGATATGCCCCTCAAACAGCGGGCGCATCACGGTTTTGAGCATTATGGCATCAAGGCCAAGAAAGACGAGCGCGGTGACGAGGTAGAGGATAAGGATTTGCAT